TATTCTTGTGTCACTGGATGGAGAACAAGAATTATCAGCATCCGCCAATATTGATGATATGATTAAATTTAAACAAACTCTCATTCAAGAAATGATTGCATTGGATGAGGAAAAAGTTCTTACTAAAGAACAAGAGCTGAGATATGAAGAAGTTCGTGTAACTATTGACCTGTTGACAACTCGAATTGATAGGAACCGTCTTCTCATTGCTGAGTCTGGACAGGAAATAGACATGAAAACTGGATCGATTGATGTCGAAACGGAGATTCATGAAACTGTCATGGACACTGGAGGAAATGATTCCGTTGAACAAAAAATTCCAATGACCCCACATTCAATTTTACGTCCCGCTGATACAGATTTGGATAATTTTTTTAAACGACCAGTCCAAATCTATGCGGGGAACGTAACGTTAGGCACGGATTTTGATGTTTATTTTTCGCCGTGGTCTTTGCACACATTGGATCAAGCAGTCCGCGCAAAACTCAAGAATTATACATATTTTTACGGAAATTTGTGTCTGAGATTTGCTCTTTCAGGGACCCCGCAACACTACGGAAAGTTACAGGTGAGCTATCACCCTTTTGCGATTCAAAATCCAATAATTCAGGCTTATGGTGCTGGAATAGCAAATTTACGATATGGAATGCTGCAATATTCGTCGCAACAGAAACTGGCTTTCACCATTGATGCTAAAGCTAATACTCCTATAGATTGCAAAGTGCCATATTTTAGCCCAGCCCCAATGGCTAGACTACATAATGGTGGATCAACAGCGGTTGGATCAGCGTCCAATTTTAGTGGCATTTCAGAAATGGGCGAAATTCATATGCATACATTAAATCAATTTGGTACTGTCACTGCTGGGAGTACTAACGTTTCTTTGTATGTTTATGCTTGGATGGAAGATGTAAGGCTTGGGACACCAACAGCAACAGTTTTGACTCTGATTGCGGAATCTGGAAACGAACAGTTTACCGGCCCACTATCAGGAAAATTGCACGAAGCTAGTAAATATGCAGATATGTTTACTGGTGTTCCCATTTTGTCTCCATATGCCAGCGCAACTAGTATGATGCTGAAAGGAGCCAGGGATTTAACAGCAGCGTTTGGATTTTCCAAACCTGTCACTGTTGTTAATCCACAGTTGATGAAAAATGAACCATTTCGAAACGGTGCTAACACCACAGGAATGGAGACATTGAAAAGGATAACCTTGGATCCATTGCAAGAGTTATCACTTTCGGTATCAGACACCAATCAGCCCGATGAAATGGCTTTTAAGTGGCTGATGCAACAAGAAAGTCTATATACTACTTTCTCATGGAGTCCTTCAGCAACACCCAGCTCAGGAGCATTACTGGCTTTTGGTGTGAATCCGTCCAACACGTTATCTTATTACACTTCGGCCACAAGGAATTATATGCAGCCTTCTCCTCTGGCACTTGCGGCTTTGCCACATCAGTTTTGGAGAGGGAAGATTAAATATAGATTGGAGATTGTATGCTCGGCTTTCCACAGAGGAAAGCTGGCTGTTGTGTTTGAACCCAACGTTAGTCAGT